ACTTAAAACAATTAAATGAATCAATGTCTGATGCAATGGTGCGTAAACCACGTGAAGACATTCAAGACCAATTGCCACAGGTGATTACACAAGTAGTGCCAGTACAATTTGATAAAGGCGGTGGTGCTTTGTACAAGACCATCTCCACTGACCTACTTAACGAAATTCAAAAAGCAATAACCCAGCATGGTCGTGGTTTTGACCTCTGGTCTCACTACCACGGAGGTATGGACAATGAAGCACAAGGTCAAATTATGGCACGTCTTACTGTTCTTAGGATGCTCTGTGATAATCCACACCTTGTTATGGATTCGGCACGTGCTTATGACGACCCCACTCAAAATACAGAAGGCTCAGCCTACGCATCAAAACTCGTCAAGTCAGGAATGGTTCCAACATCCTTAAAGACACCAAAACTAGATACAGTTATTGAATACATTAAGGATGTTTTAGATGAAGACCCAAATAACAAAGTGGTTCTATTCTCGTTCTTTAAGAAGAACCTACGGCTTATCCAGGAAGCAACTAAAGGACTTACTGGAAGCGTACTATTCATGGGCGGTATGGATGCGAGCGAAAGAGACACTGCCAAGCAAAGGTTCGCCACCGATTCTAATGTTCGGCTCTTTCTATCCTCTGATGCGGGAGGTTATGGGGTGGACTTACCACAGGCCAATTACCTTATCTCTTACGACCTCCCTTGGTCGGCTGGCAAATTGGACCAGAGAGAAGCACGAATAATTAGATTATCTTCAACACACCCCCATGTTACAGTGGTGTCATTCGTTATGAAGGGGAGTATTGAAGAACGTCAGTACGAGATGCTCCAACAGAAACGAGGAATCAACTCAGCGTTCCTTGACAAGGGGTACGACAGTCAGGGTAAATTTGACTTGAACCTAGGAACTCTGTCCGAGTTTCTAAGCCACTCAGAGGTATGAAATGACAACACCAGATTATTACGAACGACTTGCAGAAGAATTTAAGAAATCAAAAGAAGCAATTGACAATCTGACTAAGCGTCAGAACGCAATGAAAGCAGAACTAGTTGAAGCCATTAAGAGCAATGGCTACGAAGACGACAAAGGACACATGTGGTACACCGCAGGTTCTTTGGAACTTAAGTACGAGCGCCGTGTTAGCCGTACATTCAATGCAGAAGCGGCAGAGCAATGGGCACGGGAAAATGGTTTGTGGGAAGACCTTAGAAAAGTTGTTGAAGTCTTAGACGAAGACAAGTTGTTGGGTTATGCATGGAACCACAAAGACCAAGAAAATGTAATTCAAGGTTTCTATGTTGAGAAAGAGTCATGGGCTTTTAAGGTATGAGAGACCCTCTTGATTTATTTGGGGACCTCCCCGACTTTCCTGGAAAGCGTGAACCTAAGAATCGTCCTAAGTCAACACGACTTATTGACAGTGGCTTAGGTGACCGTTATAACGGTGCAAAAGGGAAAGAATATATAATCAATGGTGAGAAGGAAACCTTCTACACTATTGGTGAAGTGTGTAAGGCATTGGGCAAACGCCCAGTTACACTAAGAATGTGGGAAAGCAAGGGTTGGATTCCCAAGCCTAGTTTTCGCACGCCAACTCCTGTAGGAACACAAGTACCAGGGAAGGTGCAAAAAGGTCGCAGGCTTTATAGCCAATCGCAACTTGACACCCTCATTGATGCTGTGCAAATATATGGAGTGAACAGCCCCTATCACGCCGATTGGGAGTTGTTCAAACAATACATCAAAGAACACTGGACACGTTAGGACAGACACATGGGTAAGTATGACGAAGACGAATTCACAGCAGAAGCAGAAGAATTCAAACCGAACACAGCCGTTCGCACAGTAGTGCGTGGTGGTTGGAACGCAGTAGAGGACGTAAAGAACTCTGACTCACCGTTCGCACAGCGATTGAAGGTCACAGAAGACCCAATCATTATTAAGTTCCTTAATGACGAGCCATACGCATCATGGCGTCAGCATTGGGTAGAGCGTCAAGGACAGAAGTCATTTGTTTGCATTGGCGACATTGACGAAAAGGGATGCCCACTGTGTGATGCAGGTAGTCGCCCATCAGTTCGCATTGCATTCAACGTAGCATTGTTGGTACCAGGAGAAGACCCTGTTCTTAAGTCTTACGAAGTTGGTCCACGTGTTATTGACCAGTTGAAGAACTTCCACACAGACCCACGCACTGGACCATTGTCTAAGCACTATTGGGCAGTTAGCAAGACTGGTAAGGGCGCTACTACAGCAACCGCACATCAGATTGTTAAAGAGCGTGACCTTGAAGAGTGGAACATTGAGGGAATCACTGAGGATTCATTCAAGTCACTCCGTAGCAAGGCGTATACAGCAGACATCATTACGATTCCTAATCGTAAGGACTTGCTTGCTGTAGCAGACGAAGACCTCGCATGAGTTTGGAGGGTACAACCCCTCCTCACGTAGATGTTGTCACCTCCCTTGATGAATTGGCTGAAGTAGTTGAAATCATCAAGGGAGTTGGCGCTTTTGTATTTGACGTTGAAACTAGAGGTCTGTTAGAGCGTCATCCAGCAGTGCTGGAATCTATGGAGAAAGCATGGAAAGAACATGTGTCTTCTCTTAAGAATCCATCTCCTGAAATACAACAGCGTGCTTACGACAACTTCTCAGAGAAGTATCGGGGCATGATTGCAGTCAATCCATTGTTGAATGACGTCTTTTGGATTGGACTAGCCACACAAGGACACTCTTGGGCTATCCCAATGGGACACATTGTTGGAGAAGTTCTTGTACCAGAAGAAGTAGGTGACGGTACCACCGTTCCACCAGTCGGATACCGCAAACTTCTAAAGAATGGTGAAGAGTCACTAGCAAAAGCCAAGTACCGCATCCCTGCAGTAATGTCTGAACCACCACAGCAATTGAGCAGGTCTGATGTGTTTGAGGCTTTACGCCCATTGTTTTTCAGTGACCTTGTAAAGATTGGACACAACGTCAAGTTTGATGCTCGTAGTATCAGTAAGTACTACGGAGAATTACCACCAGGACCTTACGCTGACACTATGTTGCTTCAACACATTGTTGATGAGAACTTGATGTCATACTCTCTTGAACAACTAATTATGCACAACTACGACAGGCATGATGCCTATGCCCGTGATGGTAAGTTGGGCAAGGTTATTACTCACGTTCCGTTTAGCAAAGCATCTCATTACCTACACCTTGACGTCAGGTGGACGTGGATGTTGTATCAACGTCTATGGGGAAAAGTCAAACTAGATACCACCCTCATGGAGTGTTTCTATCAGGACTCCGAAGTTCTACGAATCCTAATGCACATGGAAAACGAAGGCATTACGGTTAATCAGCGAAACATGAAGACGCTAGGTAAAGAACTAGACGGACGCATGAGAGACATCCTGTTGGCTTTGTCAGAGTACACACCTGCAGGGTTCAACCCCGACTCTACAAAACATAAACAACAGTTTTTGTTTAACAAGAAGCGTGAGGGTGGTCTTGCTCTCAAGCCATATAAACTCACTAAGGGTGGTGTCCCATCAGTAGATGAAGAGTCATTGCGTACTTTGGAAAATAAACACCCAGCCATCAATCTTCTTATTGAATGGGCTGAAACACAAAAACTAAAGTCAACCTATGTTGATGGCATGTTGCCTAAACTCATAGATGGCAGATTACACCCATCATTTCACCTACATAGAACGGCAACAGGTCGCCTTTCATCTAGTGACCCTAACCTGCAGAACATTCCCCGTGACTCCAACATTAGAAGTTTGTTTGTAGCCCCTGACGACCACATTCTTCTTGTTGCCGACTACGACCAAATTGAGTTGCGAGTTATGGCTATGTTCTCTCAGGACAAAGAGTTACTTAACGTGTTCAATAACAACATTGACATTCACACAGGTGCCGCCGCATTGCTGTTTGGTAAACCTGTTGAGGAAGTGTCTAATGAAGAACGACAGATTGGTAAGGGCGTTAACTTCTTGACCGCCTACGGTGGTGGGGCAGGTAAGTTGGCCCGTACTACAGGTATTGACTTTGAGCAAGCCCAGCACATGATTCAAGAGTATTATCGTCAGTTCTCAGGTCTTACTGAATGGAAGCAAAAGGTCGTAGCCACAGGTCGTAAACAAGGGTACGTAACTACCCTGTCAGGGCGCAGGAGACGACTTCCAGGTCTAATGGCTAGTGACAGCGAGGTACGCTCACGGGCCGAGAGACAGGCTGTCAATGCCGTTGTACAAGGTTCTGCGGCTGACATCTGTAAGACAGCCATGATTGACATCCATAAACTCCTTGAGGGGACAGGCGCTCAGATGCTTGTTCAGGTACATGACGAACTAGTGGTATCAGTCCCTGAAGACAAGATAGATGACCTTGTTAGCCCGTTCTTAACTGCTATGGGTGATGGTAATGTATTGAACGGAGTACCAATCAAGGTCTCCTACCATCACGCCCTTAACTGGGCAGAGGCAAAAGGCTAATGAACGCTACCGACCAAAGAATGTTTTATCTAATGCTCTCGCCTACAGAGGGACAAAAGTACGCTGACACTATGGGGTATGCCCCACCATCAGAAGACGTACAAGAGTTAGAAGTAATAGACGTAATGTCTAGATGGATAACTCTATATAAAACAAACATCTTAGAAGACATCATGGAAACCACTGACTGGTTCGTCACACTTTTAAGCAAAGTGGATAAGTTAAGTTCTCCTCCCGATGAATTTAAAGCGGCCTTGACAGTGTTCTCTGCGTCCATGTTAAATAGATTGATGGACAATGGAAAGTTAGGTCTTTTCGTAGACCCTGAACTTCTAGAGGATTTAGAAAATGAGTGATTGGTGGACAAAGAAACTTGCAGGTGAAAAGCCTTCAGTTGATAGAACTGGTTTGCCTCCTGTCAATGTCCCACTTAAGTTTGGAGACGTGACAGTTACTCCACAGCAACAACATCAAACTCGCACACCCCGTACAGAAGACTTACCACCACCAGAGTCTTTCTCTGAAGCATTACAACGTGGTATGACAAAGGGTGGAGAAGCGGCACGTAATGCTATGAACTGTCCTGAGTGTGGAAGTGGTAATGTATTTACCCGAGCAAAGGGCAACATGCAGAACGGTGCATCACCAGCCCCTCGTTGCTACGAGTGTGGTTGGAATGGTTTATATGACCAAGGGCAACAAGGCTCTTGGACTAGTTAAGGAACAAAAGTGGCTACAGACACAACACGTGAATCACTGGCATCCATTATCTCTTCTATTCAGAAGAAGTATGGAGATGACATTATTGTCAAAGGCAGTGAAGTAAAAGAAGAACTACCTCGCATTACAACAGGCGTCCTTGCCTATGACCTTATGCTTGGTGGTGGTTGGCCTGTCAATCAGTGGAGTGAAATCATTGGTGAAGAGTCATCAGGTAAGACTGCTATGGCATACAAGACCATTGCGGCTAATCAAGCACTTGACCCTGAGTTCACAGCCTTATGGGTAGCGGCTGAAGAGTACGTACCTGAGTATGCAAAGGCTATTGGTGTAGACCTTGACCGTTTGTGGGTTGTTGAAACTAACTTGATGGAACAGGTGTACGACCTTGTTATCTGTGTGATGGATAGCCGTGCTGTTGACATGGTTGTTATTGACTCCTTACCAGCACTAGTTCCAGGTGATGAAGCAGAAAAGACCATGGAAGAGTTCACGATGGGTCTTGGTGCTCGTCTGACAGGCAAGTTCTTCCGTAAGGCATCTAAGGCTCAGAAGCGGTCACTTGTACATGAAGACCGTGGTTGCACTGGCATCATGATTAACCAATGGCGTGACAAGATTGGTGTGATGTGGGGTGACCCACGCACAACTCCAGGTGGCAAGGCGAAGAACTTCCATTACTTCTGTCGTGTAGAAGTAAAGCGTGATGAATGGTTGAAGTCCAAAGACGAAACTGTAGGACAGTCTATTAAGGGTCGTACCCTCAAGAACAAGACCAGTGCTCCTAACAAGTCAGCCATTGTGGACTTTTACTTTACCCATGCCAATGGATTTGAGTTCGGTGATTTTGATACCGTCAAAGACATGATTAACATTGCGGCATCCGTAGACATCATCACCCGTGCTGGCGCTTATTACTCTTATGGAGACCAACGCTGGCAAGGTAAAGACGCAACACTTGCGGCTTTCCGTGAAGACCTAGGTATGCAAGCACAGTTACGTGCTGAGGTATTTGCTCACTTTGACATCCCTGCTTCATGACTTTAGGCGGGGACGACAGACGAGACATCATAAAGAAATCTCGTAAGCAAGAGAAGCGTTCAGCAAACACTTACAACGGTAGTCGCAATGCTGGCTCAGGTAGTTTTTGGTTACGTAAGAATGATGTGCGCTCAACAGAACTGTTGATTGAGAACAAGTTGACAGTCGGTAAGAAAAGCATTACGCTAAAAAACATTGACCTCGTAGAATTGAGAGAACGTGCAATTTTGGAAGATAGGATTCCTGTTCTACAGTTTGACTTATCTGGGCGTAATTACGTGGTCCTTGTTGAAGATGATTTTCTAGAAATGATTAATGATGACTGATACGCCATGGCACCTACAGAACTACAAGAAAGCGCTGACGTCTAAAGGACGAATCGTACCTGTTGCTGAAAAGTATTTAATGCAACAACAACTGGATAGTACACGTGATACCAAGCATCTACATCCATCAGAGATTTGTAAGCGTGACTGGTGCCCCCGTTCTTCTTGGTACACCATCAAGGGTTACGAAAAGGTTGAGAGACCACTGTCGTTTCAAACCCTCAACATCTTTGAAGAAGGTCACGCCATCCACAACAAGTGGCAAACGTGGCTAACCAATGCAGGTGTGTTAGAGACTGTAGAGTTGCCAATCTTCAATGATGAGTTCATGTTGTTGGGACATGCTGATGGTGTCATCAATGATAAAAAGGGACGTGCCATCCTAGAGATTAAGAGCGTAGGTGCAGGTACTATTCGTGTAGAAGACCCTGACCTGTTTTCTAACTCAGCGACACCTGATGAGATGTGGAAGAAGGTTCGTCAACCTTTTATGACCCACTTGCGTCAAGTTAACTTGTACATGTTTGCAACAGACATTCACGAAGCCGTGTTTATCTACGAATGGAAAGCAACACAAGACGTAAAAGAGTTCTCAGTTAAGTACCAACCACACTTAATTGAAAGCATCCTGTCGGGTTGCAAGGCAGTCATTCGTGGGCTAGAGTCTGGCATCCCACCGATGAGACCTTCTTGGATAGAAGACTCATCAAGTAGAGTTTGTAAGAGTTGTCCATACAGAAATGTATGTTGGAAGGAAGATGATGAACCATCCACTAGCGCCGAAGTTACCAATGATGGGGGACTTCCTCAATAAGTTCTCCCTCCCTGATAAACCCAGAGGAGAACTTCCAGAATTACCGCCGTACATTGATGACATGCCTGACTCTGAGTTAATGGAGTTGTACCGTGAATTCATTGCATGGGGTTCTTACGCAAAGGCAGAACTGGTCATTGCAGAGATTGTAGAAGAACGCTCCGCTAACTCACATAAGTTCACAGAGTCAACGAAGTTGATTGAACAGTGGGGAGAGGGAAACAAAGGAGATACTGTTACCCTTGCTAAAGCACGTAGAGATACTGACCCCGATGTCATTGAGGCTTTGGAAGAGTACTCACAAGCACGTGCAATTAGAAAATTAACAGAGTCTGTATTTGACCGTTGTGAGCGTAGCGCACAGGTTCTCAGTCGGGAACTTAGTCGCCGTATTTCAATGGCACCACAGGAACGTAGACAAGCAAGGTACACAGCATGATAAAAGAACACTTCAGCAAAAACGGCATTTCAGATACAACTCTTAAATACGCACAAATGCGTAGAGGGAAACCTGCTACCCCAAACATGGTAGTTGCTCTTGCTCCTAAACGTTTTAAGAGTCCTTATGAGGCTCGCCGTTGTTTCCAAACATTAGAGCGTTTGGGATTGGTGTCAAGAGTTGGAGATGACAGTTGGGCTATCACTCCAAAGGGTTCTGAATACCTGCGTCTTACCGCAAAGCCATACGTAGGTGAGTATGCAAAAGTCAGAAAGTAATCTCAAAGAGCAAGTTGAAAAACTACAAGCCTATTGCAAGGAATTACTTCTTGAGATAGAAAGACTA